CATTCCGCTTTTCATCAGATTTCATGAGAGGCAGCTTTCCAGCAAGTTCCTGAAAGGCAAGTTTAAGCTTCTCCTTAGATACACCTAACTGACCTTGCATAACCTTAAGCTTACCATGCTCAATAAACGAATCTAATGCAACACGAACATGACGTTCCCAAATGCGACTATCAACGTCAGCAGCATTTGAAATCAAAAGATCAATTTCCGAGTCAATCTTACGAATAGATGCGTTAATCTGTTCGACCATGCTACGAGCTTCGGAAGCCTGTGCCTCATTAAGATCAACCTTACTACCATTCACAAGAATAACACTATCTATAGTGTCTAATTGTCCTTGATTAAATGCATCTCGAAATGAAGCATCAGAAGCAAGAATATCATTCGTGTGCTTCTGGCCTTCAGTCTCTGCATTAGTCTTAGCTACCTGGGCAGACAAAGCAGTATCGGCAAGAGCCTGCGAGGCAACACTTCCGATAGGTTTATATCTGTTCCAGGCAGAAGTATCAGCAACAGGGCCAGACGGAGTATGTCCACCTTGAGCCTGAACAGACGAGCCTTGCAATGCTCCATTGGTAGCATACAAATCCGGATTAATGCCGGCAGCTTTCAAACGGGCCTGAACGGCAGCAGGAGTATTATACTCGTTATTAGCCTGCCAAAGCTTATAATTCCAATCATTCTGAGCCTCACGTTCAGAGGTCTGCCATTTACGGGTCTTCTCAGATTCTTCACGCGCCGCCGCGAGCTGTTTATTAACAGACTGATTCTGAGAATGAGCACCAAACAGATTGGAGATGCCCGAAAGAGCACCTCCAACTATTGCACCAAAAGACATTATTGTAAATGTTTACGCTTCTCATTGTAGGCGGCTACAATTTTAGCGCGAGCATCACGTTGAGCATTCCAAACATCAGCAATATCCTGACCTCGACGATATTCAACGGGAACAATCCAGGACTCCTCATCCATAAAGTCATCAGAAGGTAACTGAGAAATGTTCTGAGATGAAATAGGTACACCAGCTTTAGCAGCTTCATACATTTGGGCAGGAGTGTAAGCAAGGTCACCACGCACAGGAAGTTCGCCAGGCTTCCGAGTGCAAGTACAAGTGTGGGTGTTCCAGGCATGAATTACAACTTGTTTCATAATTATTCAATATGAGGTATAGAGTTACGAGATATAGTTGTTTTCTTCGTAATATCAAATGCGATACTACCTAAAATCTTATCACCGTTTTCAGCAGTCATTGCAAATACATCATTGACATGATCGGGGTTAACGAGCAAGAAATCCTTAGAGAGCTCAGGGGCTTTATCGAACACACGGTTAATAACAAAGTTACGCATAGAACCGCGGAATTCGCCGTGAACCTCATCAAAGGATGAAATCAAATCCCAATAAGCACGCTGATAACCAAATACATTATTGACATTCTCAGGGTTCACAGCATAAGCCTGGTACGGGCACAAATGTTTATAAAGCATAGGTTGATAGCTGATATTGTTGAACTGGGGGAAATGCCAATCCAAAAGATTCATGCGCGTAAAGTGAGGCGGCAACAACTGTGAATAGTTAGCAGCAGGCACGACAGACATAACACCAAGAATATAACCATCTTCCGGACAATACTTGCGGATAATGTGACGCATGCCTGATTGGAGAGAACCCTGTCCGGCAAAAGCACCGAGGGGGTTGCCTTCCGTAGGGGTAGTCTGAGTTACCTTATACACAGGAATAGTGTCAGATATACCTCCGAGAAATTCCGGCATCATAAGTTCATCATAATCGAGATTGACGTTATAAAGACCCTTAACAAGGTTCTTATAGCGCGGAGACTGACGAATACGAATCTCAAGGAAACGCTGGAGCGAATTAACGTTGCGGAAGTCGGAAATAGCTACACCTGAGGTTGCCATACCTATAAGATTACGAACAACATCCGCCGGAGCATTTGAAGACTTAACCTGAAAACCTGTAACAGTATCACCATCATCAGCGGTTTCAAGCTGGGCATGATATTCAGTTCCAGCAGCGTCTCTAAAGGTAGCCTCTCCAAGAGAAGTAATACCTACAAGAGGTGCGATACCTGCCTGAGGAGACTGTAAAGCGGTAGTATAGGCGTCAGGTTCCCAATTAGCATAATGTAATTGATACTTATAAACATCACGACCACCTTTCACAGACGGTACATACTTATTATATTCCGGCTTACCATCCACAATAAAGGGGTTATTACGAATGTCACGGCCAAAAGCATTATAATATGCCTCATATGCACGGAAAGGTAATGCTGACAGCGGAATAGCAGGGAGTGCACCAACAGGCAGAGGAGAGTAGAAAGGACAATTTCCTGCCTCGGGCTTCGTCCATTCGGCCGAATTAAAAGAAGCATATCCAACCGGAGTAGAAGCCATAGTAATACGTGTACTGACAGTACCTGAAGCAGACTGTAAATAAACAGCACGACCATAATCAGATTGCGCAATAGGAGAAAATGCAAGATAAATAATCTTAACAGCGGAATCCACACCAGACCTATCCAAATCAAAATAGATAGATTGTCTATCCTGCGTAATACCACAATTGACTACTTTAAGAAGAGCACCCTCCTGACTACAACAGAGAACAAGAGGATCCACCCACTGAGTCATACCTGCCAAAACAGAACCCAATCCACGGACGTAAACCACGCCTCTCTTACCATCAGAAGAAGCAGGAAGAGCGCCAACACGATAACCAAAAACTTTTTTTTCATTATCTTGAGATGAAGAATAAGTACAAGTAAGGACAGAAGTAATAGCATTATTTACTTGAGACCCAAAATAATTGTATGCAGCCTGTTTATCGTTTAAGGCAGTAGATGAAACCACAGACATAATATTGCCTGTAAAAGGAGATTCAGAACAAAACGTAGGTTCAAAACGTTCTTCCTTACCAAAAGTACCTGTAATGGTAGTAGGTACGCCAAGATAATCAGCAAGTGATCCGGTTTGCAAATCATCACCAATATTGAATTGCCTATGTCCTTGAGGGGTATCTTCGGCAGTAGGGTCAATCCAAGGAGGAGTAACGGTCTCATCACCTCCGAAGAACGACATCCAATCCTCCCAAAGAGTACGAGTACGAACATAGACAAAATGCAGCCGCACATAAAGCTGGGTCTGTATCGGAAACACAGTCGGGAGCAACTGCAAATTGAAACGGGCGTTTATCTGGAACGAATCACCGAATGATGTAGGAAGCAGACACACGGGAGTAATAGCACCGAACTTCATCGTGAGATTGTTCACAAACGAAAGGTCAAAAGTGGAACGGTTGACACGGTCGATGTAAGCATCCTTTTTACGAAAAATATTTGCCATAATCAAAAATTAACATTAATGTCAGGAGTTTTTAAAGTATCCACACGCGTAGTAGTAGACTGTTGCGTGCCTTGAGAGGAATTCTGGTTTTTCCAGAACAAAGACATCGAAGCTGTACAGCTATCCAAAAGAATAGCCGCGGCTACTCCTAAGATAAAAGTAGTCGCGTGCTCTATAATTTTATAAATCTGCTGCTTAGTCATTTTCAGGCTCAATTAGATATTGTTCATACATACCATCAGGAAGCTGACGGTCCGTAACAATCAACTGCATGGCAGCGGAGAGAGGAATGTGTTCACGAACAACAGTGATTTCCGGCGTTTCAACCTGAACGTCCAAAAATTTACGAGTCGTAAAAGTAACACGAGGTTCATTGTCCTGTGCTGTAACCGAACAGCAATCTACATTTAATTTTACCATAATGTAAAAAATTTTAAGTGAAACAAAAATTATTAGATAGGACTATCAGGTAATCATCCTGCATAAGTCCTGGCAATTCAAAATTTACAAATAAAATATATTCATCAAGCGTTTCAAAGGTCCGATAAGAAATCTTATCTTTTTCGTAGTTGAGCATGACTTTCGGATATATCTTAGCATAAATGTACGGCATAATTACAAAGTTTCTTTATAAATAGCAAGAATATTCTCGTTATCCGTTTTATATTTAACATAAGTTATATCTATCTCGGGTAGAGTTGACATATATTCACTCATAAACTCATGATGTTCACGCTTTGCAGCAGTCATCCGCTTGTAATAATCAAGGTCAAACTCATATGCTTCAAGCATGGTTAAAAGAGGTTCAAGAACGTGTTCCAGGACTATAAGACTATCCTCCTGATGAATAGCGTAAAAGTTCTTCGCATTGTCAAAAATAAAGCGAGGGAAGCGTTCCACACAAGTATCAAAATTGTAGAAAGGATACTTTTCGGCAAGATACTTACGGGTAATATTGACTTCCTTGTCAGGCATACGAAGATGTATCTGCCAAAGACATGCACGAAGTGACAAAAAGTAATCGGCAAGCTGAATAGTATCGCGTATCTCTTTCCGGATAAGCATAGACGGAGTCGGATAAAGTTTCCGACGAAAATATGCAGGTATATACGACGTAAAACGCTCACCTGTAAACTTATCTACGATTTCAACAGTCAAAACATCAGGATTCTGATAAAACCATAACACGTGGTTAAGACACCATTTATAACCGAGACCGCCGCCACGGCGAGAGGACAGGTAAAAAGTCGGTTTACAACCTTCAGGAACATCACTTTCCTTACGCATGTATTTCATACAATATTGAATACCACCTTGTGTACAAGGCTTACAATAGACAAATCCAAGTTCACCTACATAATCCCAATCAAAGCGATGAGTAAGTTTATTATAAACTCGTTCTCGAACAGACCAAGCCTGATGGACAATCTGATACACATCCATAGCAGACATATGGATAGGCATATTCCACAAAATAAGATGATAATGAGGCAATTTCGTATGACTGCCATATTCAGCGGCGGCAAAATACCGGATTTTCTCATCATAACCATGGTCTCTAGCAAGGATCTGACGCAAACGCTTAAGAAAATCTTGTACATGTTTTTTATCTACACCGTCCGCAGGACGATGCTTGGGATTGTAAGTGAGGGTAATAAAATAGGGGACGGAACGGGACGACTGAGTCTCAGCGACTGCGCGAAACATCCAGTCACGAGCGTTTCTCTTTCGACAAAGACTACATTTACGGCATGGAGTTGCCAGGAACATAGGTACGACGTCACCGTCGCGGTCAACGGCATAAAAACTGTCTTGCCATAACGCAAGGTTTTGAAAATCAATGTTTTTCGGCGAAAACAAGGCATACGGAAAGTTCCAACGCCATGCAGCGAGCTGCATTTCCGGTACAAAAACTGCGTTTCCATCATAAACATATTTTCCGGTTTGTAAAAGTGCATCCTTAAAAGCAGGATTTAAGATATATTTTGGTTTTTCACAAAGAATATTTGTCATAGTTTTTAATTTTTAATTTGGGTGTTACCCCTAAAGGGGTCGGGCTATCCGCTCAGACAAATCGGCTTCGCCGATACTCGCTCCTATCCCTAACACGCTTCACTTCGTTACGCAATGCATTCCGGCGTCATCCGAGATGACAGAGCGGTGTTCGCGCTACCGCGCTCACAATTTCATAATTTCCTTTTATCTCTCAAGATGTGCAAAGATAAAGTGTAGTTAAAAATATCGTTTATCAACCTGTACCAAACTATGTTAAAGTCGCTACGCTTGGTTTAACATAGTTTACTACAGAACGCCAAACGCTATTTTTCCCTACGCATTGTTTTATTGCACGTCTCGAAAGAAAAAAGGAAAAATATGCTTTGATGTTTGCGATAGATAAGGGACAGAATGGATAAGAACGCAAACCGAACTTGGAAAGTTCGTAAGGCTGTAGCCTATATATGACCGGTAATATAACAGTGTCTAATATAAGGTTTCATACAAGATAAATCAAGGATTTATACATTCACATCTTTCACACAAGCTGAGCAATGTGTCAGTTGTGCTACATATATCAAGTTAGACGATGCCGGATGCTACTCGCCCGGTCCACTAGTTAACTGACAAAAGTCAGTATAAGAGAATACCGCACGAGACGCGCGATGACAATACTCGGCATCAATGATGCCTACAAACAGATATGTAGACTGATATGTCTGCTGCATATAATCCAGAAAAGATACAGCTCTATCTGCCATATCCAGTCCTAGAGCGTGATAAACTGTATTACAAGGTATGTTTACTACCGTTACATACTCTTGTTTTTGTTTTCTAATGTTCAAATACTGCAAAAGAATGTCCATAATTGTAATGTTTTAAAGGTTAATAATCTTGTTTCTTTCAACACTACAAAAATAGACACTCTTTATATATTTGCCAAAAGTTTCTCGTTAAAGAATGTTATTCTCCCGAAGAACTAGGATTAGCAAAAGGCACGAAAGATGCAACATCACGAAGAACCAGATGAAGCTGTTTCATTGTCCGTTCAAAATCAGACCAATCCATATCCTGCGTAAGGTCGAAACGGAGACGATCCGTTTCCGCGTTTACCTTAAAGCCCAAATCCTGATAGAATGAGGCTAAAGCCTGATTCCGCTTTTCATCAGATTTCATGAGAGGCAGCTTTCCAGCAAGTTCCTGAAAGGCAAGTTTAAGCTTCTCCTTAGATACACCTAACTGACCTTGCA